AAGTAGGTAAATTATCAAATCGATTGTTAACACTTTCAGTTGTCGCATAGTTAGAAAGATCGGGCATCGTTACGTCAGGATTAAATGTTTCAAAACGACTATTCATGTCAGCTCGCAATTGACTGTCATCATATAAATCAGACATTTGCGCATAATTGCTTAGATCAGGCATCGATGACATAGGATCAAACGCCTCAAATCGATTGTTTAGCTGCTCTGTCGTCGCATAACCTGACATATCAGGCATTCCTACAGTCGGGTTAAACGTCTCAAAACGGCTGTTGATGTCATTACGTAACTGCGAATCATCATACGTTGGTATGTTCAAGAATCGATTGTTAAAATCATTTGCTGTTACATAGTCCGACATGTCCGGCTGCTGCATGTTTTGCATAGCCTCCGCAAGCTGTGCAGAGGTAACAAAGTCTTCAGTGTCGTAATTTGGGCCCCCAGTTGGGCCTCCTCGATCAAAATCACCAACAGAAACACCGTAAGGGTTCGAGTTGTAAACAGAATAATCTAAGGGATTGTAACTAAAGTTAGGCCCATCTGAAGCAAAGCCTGGCATAGTGCCTGGTGGCCTGTAGCCGTTGCCCTGCTCTTTAACGAATAGATTATTGTACGCTGCTGCCTGTTTAGGTTTTGCAGTTTCAAATTTATCAACCGCCTCTTCATACATAGGGTACGATGAGTAACCAGAGACACCGCCAAACTGCGATGTTTGCGGCATACCGTCCGTTGCACTCATACCGGGATCAACTAACCCAAAGGCAGAGGCTGCATCAATATTTGCTTGCATTGCCTGCTGTTGCGGTGATGTTAAACCTGCGACATCTGGCCCCATGTACGGCATATAGCCAACTTTTTGCAAGGACTCCGCACGCGCCATGTTTCTTATTGATGGCTGCTGTATCCATTGTGGAATTTCTACTTGTGATGTTTGGCTGCCGCCTTTTCCACCTGACATATTAAATTTCCCTTGATAGTGTAGTGAACGCCTCTGTCCACCCTTTGTCTTTAAGTACCCTTGACCAACCTTTACGCCCGGCAATGGTCATTCCCGAACAACCTGCTGCTTTGGCAAATTCAACGGCTGAATCATTCATATCAACGATCTGCCCCTTTTCACCCCCAGCCAAAAAAACATGAAAAATCTTTTTCTGCGGAAAGATGATAATTTCAGTCACAGCACAGCCCTTTTCTGCAGGCCAGAACTGCATACGCCCACTGACAATACCCTGCACAATATCTGCAAATAAATGCGTGCCACCAGAATGCTCCAGCGCACTCTCTATCCAAGGTCTGCACCGTAAAAGCTCTTCATGTAGATTCATTACTGTTTACATCGACTCATTGACACCTGCACCGCAGGTATTGCTGGTATAGGACTTGATGCCGCCGTGTAGGTCAGCGTTAAACCCGTGTTAGAGGCCGCGTACATGACTTTTATATACTGACCAGCGGCTACGCTTACAACGGCTGTATGGGCTATTACGCCATCACCGTTAACGGCTTGTTTTACTGCAAAACCATCGGTTCCGTTGACGTTAATCCAAAGATACCCTGTATAGCTTGATGAGGAGGTGACTTGCGCTGTCACATCAATGCTTAAAACACCAGTTTCTGTTACGTCGATCTTTGTTGCATCCGACCCGTTAATCGCTAATCCATCGGCTGATGTTGCGCTGTTAAACGCTACAGCATAGGCCGTATCAGCCTGTGAAGGGGTTTGAGTTGCAGTTGCTACAAAGTGACCGCAACCGCCCTGCATTAAGACTTGTCGATACGCGTTATCTTTAGAAACTACTGGGTAACCTGAACGGTCCCACAGCATAATGCCCTCTAGCGCCGCAGAATCCCCAGAGAGGTAATATTTTAGCTGTGATTGGGCCACCAAAAGGCTATCAACAAGACGTTTACCCCATATCTTCCAATCATCGCCAATTGGTTGGGGTAGCTGCGCACTCAACGCCTACCGCCCTCAATGACATTGAGACGCATCTTACCGGCACGCCAGTTGTTAAGCTCAGAACCGTTGATAAGCATCCTGACCTGACGTCCCTGAAATCTTGCGCCGGTTGGGTTACCGAGTGTAAACGGCCCGTGGCTTGTCTCATCACCATTTGGATAAAAGCGCGTTTTAAAGGTTAAGCTAACCTCGCCCTGCGTTCCTTCATCTGAAATAATCTCATTGACGCGCATGACATTGTCTCCAGCGCCCATTGAGATAGGGCCAGACTCTAAATACGGAGCAGAGTCGTGCGTGTAACCAAACTCATGATTATAGAGGTTACCAGAGGCATCAAACCACAGAGGCGATCTAAACGCGCCTAAATCAACGCCTGTGGTACGGGATAACGTACCGATGTTCCAGTGGCCTTCCTTGTAATCAAAAACAACGTAACGGTCATTTTCGTTTGAATCACCTGATGGGTAGAACCACCAAATTTCACCAAATTGACTGTTGTGGATCGCACAAACCTTTGATCTTTGAGCAGTGTTAAGGCTTGTAAAGACATAATCTAGCACATCGCACTGCATCTCTTGTACGGCGTTACCGTTGTACTGATAAAAGCCACCTGTTCCCATCCAGAACGCGCCCTGGTCAACAGCTACGGCTGCTTGACGAGATACGATGCCACACGAACTGCCAACACGCTCAAAACTGTAAACAAACGGAGGGGCAGCATACGTTGCGGTGTGGGCATCATTGGTTGTTAATATTAGCGCAGACCCTTTAACGCGAACGCCACACATAATCTCGCCAGTTGTCTGTAATTCGATATCACCGGCTTGGTTTGTTGTTGCTGGCGTCCACTGGTTATTGTTTTCACGATCAGACCATGCAATCTTTTGCGGATTACCCCCAGCGCCCAAGCAAAAGACAAAACGCTCATCAGTTACCATAATAGCGCTGTTATCTACCGGCGCATTTGACAACAACGCCGCAGCAGTTGATGTACTTAGCTGCCACTCATAGACCTTGCCGTCATCCGATGAACACGCAATTAAATACTGTCCAAAGCTATCTAAAGACCAGGTTGTTACCGGATCGGGTACAGCCGCATCACGCGGATAACCATAGGTCTCAAGGCCATAGGTCTGACCGCCAAATCCATAGTTAGCGTTTGCATCCTCCGTTCCAGAGGTCAGTCCGGCAGGCGTAATATCTTGTACTACAGAGCCTTGGTTTATCGCATACAGCTTGTTATACGTGCCAACAGCAATGTGTGTTGACTCTGAATGATCAACCCACGAAACCATGCCGCGTGGCGCTGCCGCTGTTGCCCCTGCCTTTCGAGTTGTCCACCCACCAATTGGGCGCACAGAACCGTTCTGCCAACGTATGAAGTTGCCATCAATCCAACGACCCGCTGAATCTAGGTTAGTTCCGTGGTTGTAAATGCCAGCAGGCAATTCGAGAGCAACAAGCGCCATAGATATGTTTCCTTACTCTGCTACAGCGTCAGCCGTGAGAGAATTTTTTAGAAGACCGTAAAAGTATTCGTGACCGCCAACCAATTGATCTAAGTTAAACCGTGCAGACTCCATCTTGCCGTTGAGGCTTGCACAGTGACGGACATATATTTTTTGCTCATCGCTCATGTCTTCGAGGTTATATTCAACGTCATCAACAGTAATGAGTGTCGTTTTTTTCTCGCTCATCGTTGTTATCCTAAATAGTTAAAGTTTACTTTTTACTCAACGGAACAGTAGTCACCGCCCTAAGTACAACAATACACCCTGCAATAACAGAACCTATGACCGCCTGTCCTGCTTGACTTACTGGTAGAAAACCAATGTATCCCTGCAAGAGCGAGAGTACAGCTAAAGCAATACTAAACTGTACGGTCTTTGACTTAAGTGCTTGCTTAATTTGTCCCATTACCAAGGCACTCCAGTGCTAATCGCAGGAGCCTTAGACTCTGCTATCTGTGAAGCTATAGAGGATTCAAGAGCCGTTACAGCGTCTTCGCCCATGCTGTCTTTTACCCATCCAATAGCCT